AATATTTTTATACTATTTTTTTCATTTTTAACTTCTACTATTTCATCTTTTGGAATATTGCATATTTTAAACTTTTCTAAAATTTCATTCAAATCAAAAGATTTATTTATTTTATTTTTAGAATCAAATACAATATTTAAAGTTTCAGATATTTGTCTTCTTAATGTTATGGCTATAGACGCTTTATCTAATATATAAAGATTGTCTATAAAATTTTCTTCTACGTCGTCTATTATATTATTTTTTAAAATTTCATAAAACGAATTAGTAAATCCCGTATTATATACAGAATTATCTATAGCAACTCCCAATAATTTTTTTTGTTGCTTTGCATCCATTTCTTTAAATTTTATTGTTTTTTGTTTTGATGGTATCCAAACATCAACAGTAAAACTTTCAGATACAGAATTTACTAGATTTAATGCTTCATTAAAATTAATTATATTATCGTTCATTTTTATTATTTATTTGACATTTCGTTGAATTCAATCGCTAAATCTTCTAATGACTTATTGTTACCAACTTGTGATTCTTCAGAATTATTAGATTTATTATTTTCACTTATTATAGAAAAATATATTTTTCTTTCGTTTGGAGACATATTTAATATATAAGACGCATCCATTCCACTTCCGGATAATGTGTATATTTCTTTATATATAGATTTTATATCAAATGAGAAAAATATTTTAATAAACATTATAAAATTTAAATTGTAAAAATTAAATTTATAATCTTTAAAAAAATCTATAGATAAAAAATCTTGATCTATTAATAAGTTTGATATTTCTAAAATTTTATTTTCTATTTTATTTACAACTCTAGATGTTAATGAGTTTAAAACTTCTTTTTTTTCTTCTATTGAAAAATTTTTAAATGAAATTTTATTATTATTTATTTCTATAAAATCTATAAATTCATACATTATTTCATTTATAAAATTATAATTTAAATTACTTTTATTTAAAGCATTAAAAAATAATTCTATAGAACTTATAGATGGCCATTTTAAAAAAACTTTAAAGTTTTTTTCTTCTATTATATTATTTTTAGTGCTAAAAATATATTCATTAAAATCCAATAATTTCTTTATAAAATTATTTAGATTTAAAATTATTTTTTTCTTAGAAAAATTCTCATCATCCTGATTTATAGTCAATTCTAAAATATTACCATTACTAATACATCTTAATTTTGTCATAAATAAAACATATTCAATAATATCTATAGTTTTAAAATCTTCATAATTTTTAACACAATTAGATATTACATCTAACGTTGATAGATAAAATTCATACAAATCAGAATGAGAAGTTTGTAACGTTAAATTAACTTTAGATAAATATATTTGTTGTTCCGTAGTAATTTCTTTAAATTTTAAATTTATATTACTATAAGGAAGATATAGTATATGATCAAAATATATCATTAACTAATTATTTAAGATTTAACATAAATCTAGTATTTGAATCTGATATACTATAGTTATCATAACAGAAAGAAACGTTACTATATTTCATTCCATCCTCTGCATATGAATATGTCTCGCCTTCAATAGAAATAGGAGCAACATTAAAAAATCTATAAACTTTTCTTATTTGCATTTTATTATATTGTCCAGCTTTAGCTAACATTACAATATCAACATTATCTAATTTAACTCTTTTTGGTGAGTTTTTTTCTCTAGCCATTAATCCGTAATATCCTACAGAAATTATCCAAGGTCTAATAACTAAATCTAAAAAAGAAGCATTTGTTTCTAACATAGTAATGCTTAAATTATCTGGCTGAGATCTAGCTGATGCAGTAGTAGGAGCTTGATATCCACCATAAGATAAACCATCATGCGATGCCGATATCGTTTCTTTAGGTAAAACGACTTGTTTTGCAAAAACACAACCCGTTAGACTAGTTTCAGAATGATGCAATCTATTACTAGTTAAATATAAAGAGCCATCACTACTTAAATTCCAACTACTTTGATTTTCTAATTCGTTTAATTTTGGAGTAAAATTGGAAAAGAATTTATTTCTTTTTAATGGATCTAAATTAAAAGATATAAACCATTGACTAGCTAATGCTAATCCAGTAGGCCATTCTCCCAGTAAATCTAAATAATATGAATAAGGACTTTTATATCTTTCTAACATATTATTTTAGAAAAATTAATTTGTTTAAGATGAACCTAATCTCCAATATTGATAAGCTATAGTTGCTTGTTGAGTAATTATATCTCCAGCGGTAGTGACATCTAAAGTCATATCTCCTGTATTTACACAATATGCTCCAAAAAGAGTATATGTTCTTAATGGATTACCTTTTTTATCTATTAGAGTTAATATTACTTGATTGCTTGAATCTTTACTTGGAATGTTATATGACCCAGTACTTGTAGCATCATCAAATACAGATTTTGTCCAATCTTCAAATTTTCTTCTTATTGAAAAATTTTGAGGAATTCTAAAAGTTATATTCCAACCATTTGAATTAGGATATTGTGCTGTTCCGGGAACGTTAAATTGTAATCCCATAAACGGAACTTGAATATTATTAATAGCTCTACCAGGTAGAGTTGTAGCCGTAGCATACATTAATTCGTTTATGTTAAATCTAGAACCTCCCAAAGCAACAACTCTAAATAAATTTTGTCTAGCAAAATCATTTATAGTTGCTGCGTTATAGAAGTTTTCTATTCCAGTTGTTTCGAGTAATCCAGCCATATATTATATACTTATCTAAATTTATCTACAATTATCCAATTATTTCAGAAAAAGTAACACCAGTTCTTGTTCCGATAAAATCTGCCAATATAAACTCAGCTGTTCTAACTGGTTTGATATATATTGACACTTTAAGTTCATTATTATCGATAACATCTGGGGTGTTATTTCTTTCATCGCAAACTATTTCATACTCATATAAACCATCATTCAATTTGGCTTTATCAAAAATAGGTAATAAAGCTCCGACTAATCTTTGTCTAGTTGTAAATGTATTTGGTTCGAATACATAGTATTTTAATAATTCTTTTGTTTGTTTTTCTAAAGTTAAGAACAATCTTCTAACGTTAATTCTATCAAATGCGGAAGGTTTACGATATAATGTTTTTTGTCCAAATACTGCAAAACCATCAACACCAAAGAATGATATTGGATTTATATTTATCTTATATAATAAATCAGATTGTTTCTGTGTCGCATCAACACCAATATCTAAAACATTTATTAATGTTCCACGGTTTAATCCTGCGGGAGCAGCCCAAGGAAATAATATTTGTGAAGAGGTTGCGATTATAGATGCTATAAATCCTGACGGTGGAACCCAAACATCTTGAGTTGTGAAGTCATCAGTAACTTTCAACCAGTTTCCATATGATGCCATATAGCTACATTGATAAGCAGCAAATTGATTTTTCAATCCCCAATATATATCATTAGAAAATACGTAATTTTTATCTTTTATTGTTTTGTAATTTCTACCTTGGACGAAAATATATCTTAACGGATCGGCTATAAATAAATGATCTTTTCTATCTGTTGCAAACGTTACAAATTTATTAGCTATAGCAGAATAATCTGAATTTATTCCTGCTACGATCTCTCCAGATGTATTTTTTAACTCTGAAATATCTACATAATAATTTTCGTCGAATATATATTCAGAATTATTAGCATCTTTTTCTCTCTTATATTTAGCACCAGCCCAAATAGTTCCTAACCCACCTTCAACTACAACGTCAACATTTATGTTTTCGTTATTTTGAATTTGATTTAAAATTCTTTGTAATTTAAGAGGAACATTTCCTAAGTCTTTGGATGTATTATTATTTTGTTGTAAATAAACACTGGTAGGATACATCGCCTTCAAATTATTAGAAATTCTAATTTTTTTGGCTGGTTTTCCATCCTCGGCTGTCCATATTCCAGAATTAGCAATATAAGGATTAGTGATAACTTTAATGTTATTTGATTTATTATTTACTATAGTATCAATAAAGAAAGTATTAGGAGTTCCGAATGTAGGGTTATTTTGCGTTCTCTTAGAGTAAACTGATCCGACATAACCTTCTACTAAATTATAATCTAATGTTATAGTGTCTTGATTAAATATTGTTGTTTTTAGTTTAAATAATCCAAATACTAAGCTATCATCAAATGTATCGCTCTTGAAATCAAATTCCGTTGGTAATGATTCTAATTTTTCAGAAATACTATTACCACCAAATTCTGTATATTTTTGTGTTAATGGGAAGTTGAATCTTGAAGTCGGAATCTTATAAAAATCTTGTTTTGTTAATTTTCCAGAAGCTACTGTTTTTGATTGCGTAGTATAAATAGCAGATACGGAATCAAAATCTGTAGAAGGGTTTATGTTTAAATTGTCAGTTATACCTAAATAGTAACCTTCATATAAATCATTTATACTTCTTTTAGCGTCATTTATTACTA